TGGCTTGGGAGGGTATTATTATGCCAGCAAGGTCACCACTGTTATATCTACTGGCAAGTATGAAACTAAACTGGAAGGAATCAAAGTAAGATTGAGCCATCAAGAAACAAAGAAGAATAAAGTACACAATCCTGCTACCAGTGCAGAGCTTAAAAAGATTACCAAGAAGCAAGAAAAACTGCAAAAAGATCTTAAAAAGCTCGGAAAGTAATAGTTAAAGAATAGGAGATTTCTCTGTAGTGATTAAAAAATTCTTTGGATCTAACAACTTAAATTCTCTTGAAATTTTTCAAGAAAGAGCTTTATACAAGCAGTATGCAATGGAAAGGTACGAAGATTTAAACTTGATGGATTTTTGGTATGAAAATCCATATTATGGCATGCTTGATGAAGAGGGCTTTGCGGTCTATCCTCAAGAGCAATTGCTGGTGCCTTATGATGGACCTAATCTAGTATATGGAATAGATTTTGTTGTTCGTGCGTATAACGCATTTTACATGGACTTTCTTTCGACTTTAGTCAACAAGCACGGCACAGGAAATCATGACTCTGCTTTAATCAACATTAATCCTGAACTGGGTACTCCAAGTTTCAGCGGCATGTATGCAAATTACCAAGAATCTATATTTGAAGTTTTTTATTCGTCTTTAGCAGAAGATGGCTTGGCACGAAAAAAAATCCGAGATTTTCATACCTTTTTAAAATATTATTTTTATTTTCTTAACAAGGTTCTGTACGAAACTCCTTTTACAAGAACCTCATTTATCAAAAGTTTAGCTTGTCCTTACAATGCAACCGGACTAACCGTAGATATCAAGAAGAATATGGATTTTTCAATCGATTTAAAGAAAAAAGTAAACTTCATTGACGACAAGGCTTTTCCAGCTTTCGTGGAGGCTGCTGCGTCTTACGGACTTTCTGTAGATAAAAATGCTCCATGGCGTTTAGTAGCTCGCGTAGGCAATACTAAAATGAGAATATTTATGAAGTCTGTCGGCGTTGATCCAGATAAAATGTTTGAACAACGCTATGTTCGTGCTTATACTATAGACTATGAGGATTTTAAACTTACAGCACAATCTTTTTATGAATCTTTTATTAGTGCCATACCTAACGACACTTATCCAGGGTATTCTTCTACAACAGGTAAATTTACTTTTGGAACTATCCGCCGATACCCTATAACAGATTCTGATTTTGATCAATATCCTGAAACATATTGGTTAGAAAAATATTACGAAAGAAGAAGATTAGAAGAAAATATGAGCCTCTCTACTGTGAAAATAAAAAATAATATGAAAAAATATTTGAGCACATATAGAGGTGTTGGTGTTGAAGAAGCAGTTAAAGAAATGGAAAAAGATTTAGCAAAATTGCCACCCGCTGCTATTCCATCGATTAGAAAGAAAAAGTTTGACTACGGTTTTTTGAATCCCGACACAGTTATTTATTCTGGGAAAGAAGACTAAAGAGGCTAAATGCTATTTCAAGTATTAGATGATAAAGAAGAGTGCCCAACGGTTTATCTTGACGGCAAGATTGTGCGTGAGCCCGACATGTCTGGTTTAACCAAGACCTGGCAGTGGAAGCCTTCACTTGGTGACCTTCCTGTCGAATGCGCTTATCTTTGGGCAGGAGGCAAGACACTTAACGATCTTTGCCCTGAAGAATTCCAAGAAGAATGGGACGAACTAAAAAAGAAGTCGGTTGCTTTTAACACTGCCTTCAAGCAAGCTAAAATCCAAACAAGGGATGTATGCCGAGACCTTCTTATGCCCGAAAGGTTCTTTAAAGAGCTTTGCTTTCTAAAAAATAAAATCTCAGAGCACGTCTTCAACACTTACGAAAAGCCATCCAACTATGACTTTCTTTTTGATCTTACCAAGGTTTTGGAGGAAATAAAGACACAGCCTCTTCACATTGTGCCTTTTAGTTTGGATGATAGAATGGCTGCTTATAAGACCAGAAGGTTTGCTCAAAAGCTGCGCTACCTTCAGCCCTACATTAACTACGATGTCTTTGGTACAGTCACAGGACGCCTTACAACAAAAAGAAATAGCTTCCCTATTCTTACCCTCGACAAAGACCATCGAGATGTTCTTCATCCAACCAACGATGACTTCATCGAACTAGACTTTAACGCAGCCGAGATAAGGACTTTTTTAGCCCTTGCAGACATCCCACAGCCAAAAGGGGACATTCATACCTGGATAAACCAAAACGTCTTTAAAGGGCGAAAGACTAGGGATGAGACGAAAAAGGCTGTTTTTGCTTGGCTATACAATCCAAAAGCATCCAACAAAAAACTGGAACAACTATTTAAAAGAGACGAAGTAATCGCCAAATACTTTGACGGAACACACGTCAACACTCCTTTCGGTCGCAAGATAGAAGCAACAAAGGACAAGGCACTAAACTACATTATCCAATCAACTTCCTCAGACCTTTTCTTGCGAAGAATGATTGCGGTTCACAAGAAACTTAAAGGAAAAAAGACAAAGATTGCTTTTTGTATTCACGATTCGCTTGTTTTAGATTATAATAGGCAAGACAGAAAGACGCTAGAAGAAGTAATCAACATATTTGAAGAAACAGACCTTGGAGATTTTAAAGTAAATGTCTCCACAGGCAAAAACTTCGGCAAACTAAGAAAGATTTTATAGGTATAAATGGAAACTATCATAGGATTAGGCAACGCAGGTTGCAACATAACAAAGTTCTTCTCTCAATACCCCCAGTATGACTGTTATTACATTGATTCAGAGGCAAGAAAAGAAGATAACTTCCTTAAAATACCTAAACGCACCACACACGAGAAATACGAAAGCTCATTTCCAGTAAGGAAAGCAGAAGAGTTTCTTAAAAAAGCAAAATCACCCACCCTTTTGGTGATTGGTGGCTCTGGAACCATTTCTGGCTGCTCTTTGAGGCTTTTAGAGCTTCTAAAAAAGAAAAAGCCTCACGTTCTTTACATAAAACCAGACTTAACCACGCTTTCAGCCGATAGAAAGCTGCAAGAAAGAGCAGTATACGGCATTTTACAGGAATATGCCCGGTCAGGTCTTTTAGAGCACATGTTTATCGTAGACAACACAAAGCTAGAAGAAGTATTAGGTGATGTTCCTATTATGAACTACTATAACAACCTGAACCACCTGCTTGTATCTACAATACACATGACAAACATTTATTCTAACACAAAGCCCTTGGAAACTAACTTCTTTGGGCTTCACCCAACAAGCCGCATAGCCACATTTGGCATGCTAGACTTTGAAACATCGCAAGAGAACCTTTTCTTTGACTTGGAGAATCCAAGAGACAAGACAATCCTTTATGCGATTAACAAAGAAAGTTTAGAGAAGGACGGAAGCCTTTTCAGAAAGATTAAGCAGCAAGTAAGCCAGTTTTCAGACGAGAACACAAGTGTTTCTTACAAAATCTTTCCTACAAATTACGACGATGATTATGTCTATTCGTTGTCCTACGCTTCTTTTATTCAAAAATAAACTTTTTTCTTGAATACTAGCGAACTGCGCTTATAATACTATTGTGTTTTTGATACACGAAAGAAAATCATACGAAGAGTATAGAGATTCACTGTTATTTTTAGTGAAGTTTTTTAATAATTTATTAAGGAGAAAATAATAATGGCACTTGATATGAAAAAAATGAAAGCAAAGTATTCTGCTTTGCAAAATCGCGGACGCGGTGGTGGTAATAAGAGTATGTGGTTCCGTCCTCAAGACGGCGAGCAAGTTATTCGTATTGTCCCTACTGCCGATGGCGATCCTTTTAAGGAGTTTTGGCTCCATTACGGCGTTGGAAAGAACCCTGCTTTCCTTAGTCTAAAACGCAACTATGGTCAGGATGACCCTATTGATAACTTTGTTCGCGCTCTTTATAATGAAGGCGATGAAGAAAGCATCAAGATGGCTAAAAGTATCTCTGCCAAGCAGCGTTTTTTCTCGCCTGTTCTTGTTCGTGGAGAAGAAGATAAAGGCGTGCGTATCTGGGGATACGGCAAACAAGTTTACGAGCAACTGCTCAATCTTGTTCTAAACCCAGAGTATGGAGACATTACTGATGTTGATACAGGCACAGACCTTACACTTCAGTATGGTAAGCCTGCGGGAGCACAGTTCCCACAGACAAACCTAACTCCTCGTCGTAAATCTTCTGGACTTGCAAGCACTTCAGAAGAAACAACGGAACTTCTAGAGTCTATTCCAGACATTGAAGGTTCTTTTGATAAGAAAACCTTTGATGAAATGCAGACTATTCTGGATAACTTTATGAATGTTGAAGATGATTCGACAGGCACCAGTCAGTATGGCGGCAACGCTATTGACGATGCTCTTTCGGATCTTGATGGTTAACAGTCTGTCCGCAGGGAGGCACGGGGTTACAGGTGTCTCATTCTCAAACACAAGGAATAAAATGACTTTAAAAGAAAATCTAACTAAACTAAACGTAGACGAAACATCTGATGTTACTTTTACTATTGAAGAGGGCACAGATGTTTTTCATTTTAACGAAACTCACGTAGAAACTGCTCTTGAAGAGACAGCCGTAGTTGACAAGCTAGCAGAGGCAATCACTGCTGGATTAGAAGTATCAACAGAATATGGACATAATCCTCTTAATCAGCTTCGCGACTCTGAGCTTTTGAATGGCTATGTTCGTGGAACAGGAGAGTTCACAGAGTTTGTAAGCTCTGTTATCAAAGAAAACTTCTGGGATGCTGATCTTGTTTCAGAAAGCACCGAGCGTTTCGACCACAAGAGAGGATGGACTACTCTTTCCACAACGCTAAAAGCACCAGCTAAAGAAGTTCTTAATAATTCTGCTTATGAGACTGCCTTTTCTGGCTGGACGGCACAAGTTAATGTAAACGGCGGAACATTCTCTTTTACTGTTTAAATAAAACCCGCAGGTAGGCATGGGGTATACAGATGCCTTATTTAACACACAAGGAATAAAAAAAATGAGTACAGTTGAAAAAGGTACAAAAATCAAGATTCACTATAAAGGAACTCTTGACGATGGAACAGAATTTGATAATTCCAAGACCAGAGGAACCACTCTTGATTTTGAAGTTGGAGCAGGTCTAATGATTAAAGGATTTGACAACAATGTCATTGGAATGGGAGAAGGAGAAGTAAGAACTTTTACTCTGTCTCCAGAAGAAGCATATGGACCTGTCCATAGAGATGCGTTTACTGACTTCCCTCGTGAGAAGTTCGGTAACGATATTGTTCTAGAGGTTGATAGCGTTGTTCAAGGACACGGACCACAAGGAGAGCCAGTTATGGCAAGAATTTGTGAAATAAAAGATGACACTGTTAAGTTGGATTTTAATCATCCACTAGCAGGAAAGAATCTTACATTTGAAGTAGAGCTTATTGAAATCGAAGGATAAAGGAGGTATAAATGTCAGTAGGTAAAATGTCGCCCGACGACATAAGAAAATTATTAAATAAAACTGCTGGACAGCAAATCTCCCATAATCTTAACAAAGATAACCCTACAAATGTAACAGAATGGATTCCAACTGGCTCGCGCTGGTTGGATTCTATTGTTTGTAGAGGGAAACTTGCAGGCATTCCAGTAGGTAAAGTAACAGAGATTGCGGGTTTAGAATCAACCGGCAAGTCTTATATGGCTGCTCAGGTGGCAGCAAATGCTCAGAAGATGGGCATTCAGGTTGTTTACTTTGATTCTGAATCTGCACTTGATTCTACTTTCTTGGAAAGATCAGGCTGTAACGTAGACGACATTGTTTATACTCAAGCCGTATCGGTCGAAAAAGTATTAGAAATGATTGAGATGCTTATGATAAACAATGAACAAAAAATGTTGTTTATTTGGGATTCTTTAGCTCTTACTCCAACAGAGAAGACCATTGAAGGAGATTTCAATCCTCAATCTTCTATGGCAGTAAAAGCAAGAGTTTTGTCAAAAGGAATGCAAAAGCTTACAGTTCCTATTGCCAATACTCAAAGCACTATGCTTGTTCTTAATCAGCTTAAAACCAACATTACTAACAATATTGCGGAGACTTTGACTACTCCTTATGTGACACCAGGAGGCAAGACTCTCCCTTACACTTATTCGTTAAGGGTTTGGTTGACTTCTCGCAAAGCAAAGAATTCTTTTGTTACAGATGATAAAGGCTTCAGGATTGGTTCAGAAGTCAAGTGTACACTAAAGAAGAGCCGCTTCGGAACCCAAGGTCGTCAATGCACATTCAAAATCTTGTGGGGCGAGAACATCGGCGTCCAAGATGAAGAAAGCTGGTTCGAAGCCGTCAAAGGAGCGCCACAGATTGAATCTAAGGGTGCTTGGTATACTTTGACTTACAAAGACGGCAAGACTGAAAAGTTCCAAGCAGCCAAATGGATGGACAAACTTAAGAATGAAAAGTTTAAAAACCGCATCCTTGAAATTATGGATGAAGAGGTTATAATGAAGTTTGACACCAGAGAAGGCAATGCATCAGATTTTTACGAAATAGACGAAGAATAAACTATTTATACTTATGGATCATATCGTAGAAAAAGTGTATAGACGAATAGTAGAAGCTGTCGTTGCAGATGAGAAAGATCTTTTAAAGCTGGATGCTCAGATTATTATCAGCACCAACTACCAGATCTCCGACATTCTAACTACTATTCGTGCCTTCTCCGGTGTTGTTATTGTTTCACCAGGAGGAGATTCTAGAAAAATGGGAGAACTTAAAGAAAAGTCAACTCTCAAGATGAAGATCTTACCTCCTTCTGATTTAAAAACGTATATTGAGGCTCTAAGAGAGAAGATTAACTCTATACCAGGAATTCTTTCTTTCAAGATGCGCCCAGCACGCGAAAAATAAAAAGAGGTAAAAATGTCTGATAAACGAGTGATTGTTCTCGATATGAACAATCTGTTCCTGCGGTCGTATATTATGGACCCGACCCTTTCTTTAAATGGAGCAGAGATTGGAGGCATACGAGGTTTTTTTCGTTCCCTTCAAAAGATTTGTAGAGAGCTAAACCCAACAAAGATTATTGCTTGTTGGGACGGTGAAGGCGGCTCACAAAAACGCCGCAAGATAACGAAAGAATACAAAGAAGGTCGTAAGCCTTTAAAACTCAATCGTTCTCTTAGTGTTTTAACCGAGGAGCAAAAAAAGAAAAACCAAATGTGGCAGAACATGAGAGTAATGGAGTATCTTAACGAAACTCCAATCATTCAGTTTGGTTTTCCTGGCGTTGAAGCTGACGATGTTATCTCAAAGGTGGTCCAATCAGACAATCTGTCTGACTATAAAAAGATCATTGTATCAGCCGACAAAGACTTTTGGCAGCTTGTAACCGATGACACGATTGTTTATCGTCCTATTGGCTCGCAGTTTGTTACAAAAGAGTTTGTCTTGGAGAAGGAAGGTATTCATCCTGCTAACTTTGTTTTAGCACGAGCAATCGCAGGAGACAAAAGCGACAACCTTCCAGGTGTCCCAGGAGCAGGTCTACCTACAATCGCCAAGAGAATACCTTTCTTAAAAGAAGAAAAAGAATGCTCCATTATGGAGATTTTAGATTACGCAGAGAAAATGTGTAATGAATCTAAGATTAAGTTTTATCCAAAGATAATAGAAAACAACAAGCTCATCTTGAAAAACTACAAAATGATGCAGCTAAAAGCGCCGATGTTAAGTGCCCAAACAGCAATCGCTATCCGCCGCACTTTACAGGAGGCAGAATACAAGTTTAATAGAACAAATTTTAGAGCACATATGGTCAAAGACGGCTTTGATATGGAGAAGAATAACTTTTCTGAACTTTTTGCTTTCTTTAACAACATCTGCCTTGAAAATAGAACTAAGTAGATTATAATATAAAGACGGAGGAAAGAATGAATCAAGAAGATGTTACCTTCTCAGATTATGGGAAGTCTTTCCAAGAAATGCTTTGTCAGCTTATTTTCGAAGACAGAGCCTTCTCGGAACAAATGGAAGAAGTTTTAGACATAAACTTCTTTGAACTTAAATACTTACAAGAGTTTACAAGATTAACATTTAACTATCGTAGAAAGTATGGTGTCCACCCCTCGGAAGATATTATGTCTTCTATCTTGAGGACGGAGCTTGAAGAAGAAAGCGATTTGATTAAAAAGCAAGTAAGAGATTATTTTGCTCGCTCTATTGCTACAGAAGTCAAAGATCAAGAATACGTCAAAGAAACTGCGCTTGATTTCTGCAAGAAACAAAAACTAAAAGAAGCAATGTTAAAATCTGTTAATCTTTTACAGCGCTCTTCTTTTGCAGAGATACAAAAGATTATTGACGAAGCCATCAAGCTAGGCACAGATAATAACTGCGGACACGATTATAAAGTAGACTTTGAAACCAGGTATATTGATAGACCAAGACATCCTGTCTCTACAGGCTGGTGGGAGATTGATAAAATTACCAAAGGCGGTCTTGGAAAAGGAGAACTCGGTGTAGGAATCGCAGCTACAGGCGCAGGCAAGTCTATGGCTCTAGTGCATTTAGGAGCACAAGCTCTTAAAGCAGGTAAGAATGTAATACACTACACTTTAGAGCTTACAGAGCCAGTGGTGGGTCTTCGTTATGATAGCTGTTTAAGTGGGATTCCTATTGGAGATTTGAAACAATACAAAGATATGGTCAAAGAAACTTGTGCTGATATTGAAGGAAATTTGATTATTAAAGAATATCCTACAAAAACTGCATCAACACTTACCATCAAGGCTCATTTAGCTAAGGTCGCGAAAAGAAACCCGAATATCGATATGATCATTGTTGATTATGGTGATTTGCTCAAACCGACCACTAATTTTAGAGAAAAAAGAAATGAATTAGAGTCTATTTACGAAGAACTTAGAGGAATAGCACAAGAATACGAGTGTCCTCTCTGGACTGTATCACAAACTAATAGGTCGGGATTGAACACTGAAGTCATAACAATGGAATCTATTTCAGAAGCGTACAGCAAATGCTTCGTGGCTGATTTTATTTTCTCTCTTTCTCGCACACTTAAACACAAAAATGAAAACTCAGGGCGTGTATTTGTAGCAAAGAACCGCAATGGTCCTGATGGCTTGGTTTATCCTATTTTTATGGATACGGCAAATGTAAGGATTAATGTCTTGCCCCAAACAGATGAATCAGTTGAAAGTATCAACAAACAATCTTTGTTGGATCAGCAAAAATCCTTAAAAGAAAAATACAAAAAACACCGATCACAAAAATAAAGGATTTAATCATGGATGTAGCGAACGAAATTTTATCAGACATTACAGTGCATATGAAGTATGCGCGTTATTTGCCCAAGAAAGAAAGAAGAGAAACTTGGAAAGAACTTGTTACCAGAAACAAGAAGATGCACTTAAAAAAATACCCTGAATTGAAGGAAGAAATAAATCAGGCGTATAAATACGTCTATGATAAGAAAGTTCTCCCTTCTATGCGCTCTATGCAATTTGGCGGCAAGCCCATTGAGGTTGCTCCTAACCGTATTTACAATTGCGCTTATCTCCCTGTGGATGATTGGAGATCTTTTTCTGAAGCTATGTTTCTCCTTCTTGGCGGCACTGGTGTGGGTTATTCCGTTCAAAAACACCACGTTGAAAAACTTCCTGAAATACAGAAGCCAAATGCTAAACGATCCAGACGATTTCTAATCAACGATTCTATCGAAGGCTGGGCTGACGCTGTAAAAGCACTTATGCGAAGCTACTTCCAAGGTGGCTCCAAGCTCCGCTTTGATTTCTCAGACATTAGACCAAAAGGCGCAAAGCTCGTTACATCCGGTGGCAAAGCCCCAGGTCCCCAACCTCTTAAAGAGTGCCTTTTAAAAGTAGAAGGTATTCTTAGTCACAAGGAAAGCGGTGATAAACTTACCACGGTGGAAGTCCACGATATTGTATGTCACATTGCTGATGCTGTACTTGCCGGTGGTATTCGCCGCGCTGCTCTTATCTCGCTTTTTAGTGCCGATGATGATGAGATGCTCGCCGCGAAAGCAGGAAACTGGTGGGAACAAAACCCACAACGAGGACGAGCAAACAACTCTGTTGTCTTGATGAGACACAGAATAACAAAAGATTATTTTTTAGATTTATGGGACAGGGTAAAAGCATCAGGTTCAGGAGAACCAGGCTTTTATTTCACCAACGATAAAGACTGGGGAACTAACCCTTGCTGCGAAATCGCCCTTCGTCCTTACCAGTTCTGTAATCT